CTAATCTCTGCTTCCTCAATATACCTATTTAATATAGAAAGAGTATCTTCAGATTCAAGGGGATCGAAATCTTCTTCTCCATACCATCCACCAAAGTCAAAGTTCTCAACAACTTTTAATTCTGCTACACCTGCAGCATATAGTTTATCAACAAACTTTTCAAACTTCTTGGTATTGGTCTTCTTGCGAACAACAACCTTCACAATTTTGTCTTCATACTCACGAGCATCAAAGGTTTGATGATCCGTGTCCTCATAATAAATGTTGTAGAAAAGTTTATAAGGATTATCTACTGGAACATGTTCAAGAGTTTCTGTATCCAAGAGGGTGAATCCTCTCCGATCACCGACATCTGTCCAGTAGATCTCGTATGGATTTCCCAGGTAGAAGATCCGTCCATCATTCGATCGAGTGTGGTAGTGACCGCTGTAGACCTTGGTGAACTTTGAATATAACTCGCTCGGATGACCATGATCCATGACGATTTGTCGATTAACTCTAAATCCCTGGAGCTCAAGGTGCCCCATCGCGACCTTGCAGTTTGTCTTTTCAATAAGTTGATAAGTTTTTTTCTCATTTTCCTGATTGATCCACGGTATGAAAAGTGTGTTCAGATTACCCAACTTGACTTCTGTTGGTTCTGAATATACTGTTACATTATCATACTCGCGAAGAAGCAAGTCCACTGCATTCACATCATTTGTGTTCTTGTAATATGCAGTGTGATTACCAACAATAGTATGAACACGGATGCCCATCTCCTTTAGTCGATCATAATAGTTATCCTTTGCCCAAGATAGAGCAGAGAAGTCAATTCCTTTACGACTGTCAAAGGTATCTCCCATATCTACAATCGTTGTAATACCTTCTTCCTGAAGAGTTGGGAAGAAGGTATCGTTGTAGAATTTCAGGAAATAATCATGAAATAATTTAGAGTTCTTGCGAGCACCGAAGTGTTGGTCGGTGATGATTGCAATTTTCATCAATAACGAAGCTTAGAATGCACAGCATCTTTGATGCTATTGTAATCGGAGTAGTTCGATCCGTCAAGGGTGTTGTTGTCGTCGAACACCTCATTGTAACCAGACCTTTCAATGATCTTGTTCTTGATTTCTAATT